TCTATCATGATATGATTAGATACGACAGATCCGGGATGTCCAGTTATGCAAACAAAATCTTGTAGATTAAAATTCTGTAGATTCGATAACGACATTCTGGGTTTGTGATAGAAATAATCTTTATTATTTGATTGAGATACTATCTTAATTAATTCTCTCCAGCCATTAATATTTTTACATAATAATAACATATGTGATAATTTACTATTTTCTTTAGTCTTTATAGAAGCATCATCATCACATATATATAATTCTATACCTAAAATTGGTTTGATTCCAACCTTGGTCATTTTTTGGTAGAATTGTACGCATCCACTTATGCTCCCATGGTCTGTAATAGCACATGACTGCATATTCAGTTCCGAGCATCTGGATGCTATTTGCTCAGGTTTTGATAAGCCGTCTAATAGGCTGTAATGAGAATGGACATGAAGAGGTATATACGAATTCATTAGACTGATCCTGGAGACTTGTAATGTCCTACATTGTATCCGTCTTTGGTATACTTGTCAATTACTTCTTTAAGTCCGTATTGGTCTGTGTCGTGTTTGACTTGTTCGCATTTCGTCATAGGCTTACCTTTAGGAGTAGTTTGATTATCCCTATATTCTATTAGCGGATCATCAAAATTAGTTTTACCAAAATGACACAGCTTATTACATTTCCATGTTTTACTCAGTCTTGGTCTTGTGCAGTTTTTGATTTCTTCGAATTTTTTTCTAATCAAATTTTCTGCTGATTCTAGATCTGATTTTTGAAAACATAAACTAAATGCTCCGCCGTCATTGATAAAATTGATAGACATTATTATATTCTCATAATTCGGATACAATTTACTTAATGCATAGTGATATATCTGTAATTGTGGATCTGTATACAGTTTACTCAAAGTTTTTTCTTGACCAGTTGCCCAATCTAATCTTTTACCAGTCTTCCAATCTATAACCTCAAGAGTAGAATCATTGACCTTGGTAATAAGATCCACAGTACCCTTGATAGCCAAATTTCCTTCTATAATGCCATTATTTGTTTCGAATTTATATTTTGCCCACGGCTTATCAATCTCAATGTCAAAATGTTGTTCTGGTTGTACGATAACTCTTGAACGAGGATCGAAGATTCCATTATGGTCCGTGATCGCTTTATTAACCCATTGACGACAATCTTTTAAATCTTTGATATCCCATTCATGATGTTTAAACTGAGACGTATAATAGTCGTACACCCTATCCAATATATCGTTCAAATCATATTCATTAGTATTAATTATACCAAGAATATCATCATTATAATTAATATCATTATTTTGTTGTGTTAATTTAATACCAGCTAGTATTTCTAAAACCTTATGACAAATTGTGCCTTTATCAGCTTTTTTATTAGATGGACTACGATAGCCCAGAACATATTCCATAAAATATTGCTGTTCGCACATACAGTGAGTTCCATATGAACTACTGCGTAAATATGTAATTATTATGATAACACCTTTTTATTTTTTAAGAAATCGAGTATGATTCTATTTTGTTCAGGGATTGTTATAGAATGATTATATAGAACTAGATCAAAATTTTCATTAGAATAATTATTTTCATCCAGAGCTGTTTCGCTTTCGTGACTTGAGTTGTATGGATTTCTTGTAAGTTTAATAACAAGACCTCCAGCATTTCTAATGGCCTCTACTTCATTCGGAAATCTACAGTCAGCAACTATAGCTAATTGAGGTTTTTCATTCATAATCTTATTAATAGTAGCACCAGCCCAAACATCGTTTTTCATTTTTCTAAAGATATCTGTTCCAACAAATTGCATAACTTCACGAGCAGTTAGTTGTTTTCCTTCCCACTTTATGTCTGTAATAGTATTTTTATCAATATCCTCACCATAACATTGATCATATGTTAATCCTAGTATATTAATACAAATATCTTTTTTCAGAGGATCGGCAAAATTAAAAACCTTGGCCCCGTTAAATGGCTCTATAGCCCCATTAAAGTATTTAGCTACAAACTCGGAACAGGTTGTTTTGCCTGATTGTTTTCTTCCTGCGAACGCTAGAATTTTTGTCATAATTTATTACTTTCTAAGTAACTAATAATTTGTGATTGTATCTCTTCCTTGGACATATCTGCAACATCATTTTTAGATATTATTGGACAAAAGATCCTATATGTTTGACTAAACTTAGTTATGATTTGTTGTTTAGCTTTTTCTCCAGCAATATCAGTGTCAGTTAAAATTACTATATTCATAGCGCCAGATGTATCTAGTAATAGTTTTTGTTTATTGCTGATATTTGCGCCGAATATTGCAACAGAATTATGTATTCCTGATTCTTCTAGTCTCCATACGTTACCAGGACTTTCTACTATAATAGCCGTTTTTGTTTTTTCGATATACTTTTTAGCAAACCAATAGTTATATAGAGTATCTTCTGCTCTAAATCCTTTACTATGTTTCCATTTCGAATATAACCATCCATTATTTTCTGGACACTTGTATCCTTGATCATGAAAATATCCGCAATTAGCACACTTATCAAAAATACTTCGGCCGCTACATCCTATCATAAACTTATAATCATTATCGTATATAGGCACAACCACACGCTGGTACATAGGTTTGCCTTTTATATTACACAAACCTATGTCGTATCTATCTAGTATTTCTGTAGAATATCCTCTATTGATATAGTATTTTGCTGGAATCTGTAGTGACTTACGAACAGTTGCTCTGCTGATCGTAAAGGTTGGTTGTGTAGGTTTATTGGTAATAGTGTGAATATTTTTGACAAATTTTTGTTTTTCTTCACATTTAAAAGTTGATAATTCATCTATACTTTTATTTAAAAACTTTTCTATAAATTTAATAGTATCTTCAAAAGATACCATCTTATCTCCCAAAGCATTCCAATCATGTTGTCTATGAGATAAAATGCCTCTAATAAATCCTATAACAGAAGACATAAAGTGATGCTCACATTGATGTGTTCTACACTTCCAGTTTCCTCTATAGTTATCTCCATATGGATATATATTCAATGCGGTTTTATTGTCTCCGCCATGAACAGGACAAGAAAAGATAAACATCTTATCTGTTTTACGATAATCTATTTCAAAAAAATCCAACAACTCTTCAATATTGTCACACAGTTGATCTCCAACTTGCCTAAGCTGTTGTTGATTAAGAGAACGAGATTGTGTCTGCTTGTTCATTGTCAACGATGAACCCGTCATCAGAGGAACCTCCGGATCTATTTTGCATTAGTTCAATACGAGTCTTACCTTCTGTTATTTTAGCGCACCAGCCTTTCATATGACAGTTTATATAGTCATTATCATCTAATCCTGAGCCATGACGACTAATAACAGGTACTAATTTGCGATTGCCATTTTGAGCACCATCTTCCGCTATTTCTTCATCTGTTTTACGTTTAAAAATAGTAAAATTACTACATAACCAAATTATTCTATCAGAACCGCTCGCTGTATCTGTTGTTTCTTTGGTGATACCGTCTCTATTTAATTGTACAAACGCCACTATAGGAATTTGATATTTACAAGCAAAATTATGTAATGCTGTCATCATAAATCCAAGAACCTGATATTCTTTCAAATCTTGAGATATTCCTTGAGAATCCATGAGCTTTAAATAATCATAGAATATTACACAGTTTTTAACTGTTCCATCAGGATTGAATCCTACTGTTTTAGTTATCCATCTCCTCATTAACGAGAGTTGTTCCTCGAAGCTTTTACCGGCTATAGATTTGTAATAAATAGGCAAGGTGGATAATTCTTTGATAGCATCGTCCATCTTTTGCTTTTTGGATGGAATATTAGAAAATTTACCAGTTTCAATTTCTCCCAAATCTACTTCTGTCATCATAGCCAATAATCTATTAATATGATCTTCATGAGTCATTTCAGTATCTAAATTCAAGATAGGAATATTTTGTTTGGCAATATGTAAGCCTATGTTATCCACAAGTAGTGTTTTACCTGTTTTTGGTCGTGCCGCAATAACATTGATTGTACTTTTGCGTAATCCTCCTCCTATAGATCTATCGTATACAGGAAAACCTGTAGATATACCAATTTGATCGATAGGATTATCTATAAGATTTTGTATATACTCCGCAACATTTTGACTGATTAGAATAGGATTATTGTCATTATCATTTAACTTATTAGTGAAATCAAATACAGCGTCTTCGGCTATATTCAATATGTGGGATATGCTTTCTGTTCCGTCAACCTCTAACAGATTATCCTGAGCATTATCTAATTGTTTGCGTAATAGTCTGGCTATATATAGCTTTTTTAACTTAATAGCAAACTGAGGTACATTGTTTTGTAAAACTGGAAAATCAATAATAGCCTTTAAATGGTCGGCCTCTGATTCTTTAGATATTATATTATATAGATGTATTTCTTGTGCAGATGAATAGATGGATGCTATGTCTATTTTTTTGGTATCATGTTTATCGAATAGATTTTTTAGACATTTAAATATAATGGCATTACTACTTATAGTAAAGCAGTCGGGATCTATTAATTCTCCTATATCTAGGTATAGTTCCTGGCCGTATTGTATCAAACCAGATAAAACGGCTCTTTCTGCCGATACGTCACTAAGAGCCACTGGTCAGCCTCCGGACATTGAACATTTATTACACTTATATCTATCTTGAGAATCTGGTAACATTTTACTACTGATAGTCTCGTGTTTACCGCACACTCTGCATGAGACATTTATCATAGTAGCCGGTCTATTTCTTGGTGTGGGTGGAAATTTTCTTAGTTTTTGGTCTATGAGCGTATCGTCTTTATGCATATTACACTCTGGCATGTCCATGAATTTATTGGTATGC